TTATTACTGATTCAAGTTCTCATATTGACAGTTTACAAATAAAGAACCAAGGCGGAGTAAAGCTCTACGAGTTGACTGCAAATGGAAGTAGTCATACGCTTCTTCGTAGTGCTGCAGCTCTTGCAAGTGATGTTACTTATACACTTCCTGCAGCTCCTACAAATGGATTTATACTTTCTACAAATGGTTCTGGTGACCTGAGTTGGGTAGCTCCAGGAGGTACTCTAACTATAGCTGCAGACAGCGGGTCAAATGATGCTGTTACTCTCTCTGCTGATACTCTTACTTTTGCAGGTACAGCAAATGAAATCGAGACTTCAGTATCAAATAATCAAATTACGATTGGATTACCTACAAATGTAACTATTTCTGGAAATCTAACCGTAAGTGGTACAACTACTACTGTATCTTCTACTACTGTGAATGTTGCAGATTCAATGCTTTCTCTTGCAACTGGAAACAACTCAAGCGATGCTGTAGATATAGGATTCTACGGCTTGTATGATGATTCTGGCTCTCAAGATGAGTATGCAGGTTTCTTCCGTGATGCAAGCGATGAAAAATTCCGTTTATTCAAAAATCTACAAGCCGAGCCAGGAACTACAGTAAATACTTCTGGCACGGGATATGCAGTAGCAACTCTTGTAGCACACCTTGAAGACTCAAGTGTAAGCATCACAGGTGGATCAATTACAGGTATTACAGACCTCGCAGTCGCAGACGGAGGAACAGGACTTTCAGCAGCACCAAAAGGCTCGGTGCTTGTAGCAAACTCTGCGAATACTTTTACTGCGATTGATGGTGGTGGATCAACAGATAAAGTTTTATTATACTCGTCAGGATCAGATACCATTTCTTGGACGAATACTATAGATGGCGGAACTTATTCATAATAGGAGATAGCGATGGCAATGGTAATTAAGCCAAAGCGAAAGTTTACGGCAGGCGCCCCTTCTACTTCTGATCTTGTAGAGGGTGAAATCGCAGTCAACACAGCCGATAAAAAACTATATGTTCGAGATGACTCAAATAATATAGTTGAAATCGGTGGTGGTGGCGGGGGTTCCACTTCTGACATTACTCAGAGTAGTCACGGGTTTGCAGTAAAGGACGCGATTCGGCATAACGGAAGCTCTTGGGTAAAGGCCCAGGCAAATGCAACCACTACTCTTGCTCTTGGAATTGTAACTGCGGTCGCAGATAGCAATAACTTTACGATTGCACAGTCAGGAAGATTTGAGCTATCCTCGCACGGACTTACAGTTGGACAATGGTACTACTTAAGTTCTGCTGCGGCAGGCGGGCTTGTTACTACTGAGCCAGCCATATCTCAGCCGATTGTGTATGTTGAAAGTGCAAGTTTTATTTATGTGTACCAGTACCGTCCTACAAACTTACTTATCAACTCGGACGGTTTAACACCAGGCGACAATACAGTAACATCAGCAAAGATAGTAAATGGTACAATCGTAGCGGATGACTTAGCAGACGATGCAGTAACAACAGCGAAGATAGCAGACGATGCCGTAGGAGCAGATCAATTAGCATCAAACGCAGTAGTAACAGCATCTATTGTAGACGATGCAGTAACTCTTGCGAAAATGGCAGCAGGAACCGATGGAAATATTATAAGCTATGATGCTTCTGGAAATCCAGTAGCAGTAGCGACAGGTAATGCAGGGCAAGTATTAACTTCTGCGGGAGCAGGTGCACCTCCAACATTTTCTGATCCAGCAGCAGGCGGAGCGAGTGTTGGTAAAGCATTTTTTATGGGACAATTATAATGGCAGTTAAAATATCAGGTGTAGACCTATCAGCAAATACTACAGCAAATATTGGGCAGGCAGGTTCAAACGGTGGAACTTATACTGTTCATATTTTAAACAGAGGCTCTTCTACTGCGTTTGTTCAACTCGGAGTCGGAGATAGCTCTGCTACTTTTGCAAACGCTCAAAAACTACTAGAGAATACTTCGGTAGGTCCCGATGAAAGTTTGAGTTTTTCTCCGATCGTAGCAGGAGCAAGTGACTATATTATAGGGCGTAGCACAGCTGCAAGCGTCAATATGGTTATGATGGGGCATGATGAGTAATGGCTGGCTTAGTTAGAAACTCTGGAAGAAGTAGAGCAATGCCTTTATTTCCTTTACCTGACACGTCTATTGGTTTCTGGGAGAGTATGGGGCAAGGAACAGCAGGTAATTTTTATCTTCCTGGTTTTGCAGGTGGAACTGCTGGTAGATGTATAAAAATAAACTATGGTAATGCTGTCTCTCATTCTCTCTATCAAAGAGGAGCAAGTGGAGGAGTAATAACAGATGGCGTGTGGAACGGCGGCATGACTATAGCTGAAGCGGCGGGAAGCTCAAATGCTGATACATGGGTAAACTGGTATATGGATGAATCTGAAAATAAACTGTATTGCATTACAAAGGATACCTCAACAAGTCCACATACTCTTTATACATCATCAGTCAATGAAGCGGGCACTGTTACAGCTATTGGAAATGCACAACTTGGAAATGCTTCTTTTAATGGTATAGAGTTCAATGCTAGTTATGGAAATGGACTTTATAGATCAGGAGGAGATGGTTCAGGAACCTTAAATCTTACAAGTGTTAACACATCAGGTGGAAACGCTGCCGCTGCGGAACCTTATCGCGGAGTCACGGTTCAGGTAAATGCCTCGAACGGGAGTATAACTTATTCAAATTTTTTAGGCACTGTTTTTTCCAATGAAACTATTCCATATGGTTATTCATTATATGGCCCAACGTCCAATGGCATGGTAATGCTAGGTTACTCTCATATGTCAAGCAGTGATTATCAAGCTGGTGAATACGTGCAGTTAATTAACACAACAAATGGCAAACACGTTATCTATGCTGTAGTTGGAGGTGATTTAGGTTTTCCTTGGGGAAACGGTATACAGTATGCGCAAAGATGGAGAGGAAGATATTTCTTTGTAAATCAAGGTACTCAATATGGACGATCTGCCTCCCCTTATTTAGAAGCAGATGTTCATACATGGCTTGATGAAATAGGAGTTTTCTATGGTCTATTATAAGTATGAAGATGCTGGAAAAGAAGGGCGAAAGGTGTTTTCCGCCTCTGTTTGGCTTAATCTTTTGACTGAAACAGAGATGTGTGCGTTTTTTCGTAGTTCTACTCAGATCATAGCAGATACCGCTTTACTTATGACTAACAGAGATTGGGTAGTCAACGTAGAAAGTACAAGGTTTGATCAAGTAATGGCGGCTTGTGTATCAGAAAGTATTTTTACCTCTGATCGAGTAGCTGAATTTAAACGCGGTATACTACAGATAGACGAACTACGATACCTGCGAGGAGTATAAAATATGTCAACATCACCAGCAGCGACAACAGTATCGAGTATTACTCTAAATGCAGCTACAAGTAATATAACAGAGTTTGTGTCTACTTCTAACCAGACTACATACTCAATTACTTATGTTCCTGGTTCAATACTTGTATTTTTGAATGGAATACTCTTAGACAATGGAGTAGACTACACAGCGACAAATGGTACTTCGATAGTTTTAACAAACGGAGCAGCAGCAGATGATGTTCTTACAGTAGATAAAGGAGATTATACTTTTACTGCTACATCTTTAGCGACTCCTGCATCAGTAGACGATGCCACAGCTTTGGCAATCGCATTAGGATAAATTATGGCAAATACATTTAAAAACGCTTTTGCGGCAAACGTAAGTAACTCAAGTTTTGTTGATTTATATACTTGTCCTTCAGCTACAACTACAGTGATTCTTGGTCTTGCTCTTTGTAACAAAACAGCAAATGCTGTGAATGCTACCGTGCAGATACAAGATACATCAGACTCAAACAATGACTTTCAAGTTTTGGATACTGTAAGTATACCTCCAAGAACAACGCTTGAAGTATTGTCGGGGCAAAAGTATATACTCGAAACGACAGATGTTTTACGAGTAAAATCAGGTACAGGCTCTGCACTTGATGCAGTGCTTGGAATTATGGAGATAACCTAGTGCCATTTCTTGGAAGAACTCCTGACATAGGGGCAATAGCTGATGATGTAGTTACTTCTGCAAAAATAGCAGACGACGCGGTAGGAGCCGCAGCGATAGCAGATAATGTAGTAGATATAGCAAGATTGAATGTTTCTGATGGATCAAACGGACAATTTTTAAGAACAAACGGTGCGGGCACTTTATCTTTTGCTTCAGTAGCTTCTGATAGTGGGCGAGCATATACAGACTGGGCGATAAAAACAGGCACGTATACGGCAGTTGACAAGGATCAACTCATAGCAAATAGCGGAAGTGGATTCACAATTACACTTCCCTCGGGCTCAGCAGGAGCTACAGTAGTCATATGTAATGCAGGAGCAGGAACTGTAACTGTAGGAAGAACTGGGAGTCAAAAAATTAACTCAGCTGCAGAGGATGGTACCTTAGCACAAGGTGCTTCTGCCCAGCTAGTCTATGTCGATGATACTATCGGCTGGTTTGAGATTTAATTATGCCAGTATTAGGAGCAGCAGCAGGCGGAGGTGGAGGTGTTACTCCCACCATTTCTTTTTTAGGATCTCAAACTTGGGCTCCTTCTTACGATATGGAAGCATACGTTTACGTAATTGGAGGAGGCGGATCAGGTTGTGCTGGTTCAAATACAGGAGACTTTCTTTCTGGTGGAGGTGCAGGAGGCTGTGCAATATCTAAGCTTTCACTTTCCAGTGGAACTACTTATACAATTACTATCGGTGCAGGAGGGACACAGGTATCTAATAGTAGTGGCTATACTGTAGGAAATGCTGGAGGAAATACTTCTCTTTCAGGTAGTGGTATTTCAACCATGACAGGTAACGGAGGAAGTGGAGGACTCCGTATTGCGTATAGTCCAGGCACTGGAGATGGAGCCTCAGGAGGTACAGCAACTGGAGGGACAATTGCTAACTTTACAGGAGGTAAGGGAGGTGGAAGCACAAGTCAACATAACTCTGGTAGGTCAGGAGGGGGTGCGGTTGGTCTTTGGGCGACTGGAAATAATGGTGCTGATGGGCTAGGTATTACTGCTCAAAATACCTTTTTACAGGGAGGAAACCCTACTTTTGATCTTGGAACTTATGCAGCAAATAAGCACTTAAACCAAGCAAGCGCAGTTGGCGGTGGAACGTCAGATATAGCCATTCCAACTATTTCACCTTTTGGAATGAATGTTTCAGCCGTTGAGTATCAAGGAACAATCGATGGCAGCAACTACCGACAAGGACTTCCTCATTTAAGATTAACAGGGTCGCCCGATATTTATCAAGGTTATTATAATACTTCTACTCATTTTTCTGGAACCATTGCTCCTCCCTTTCATGGGGGTATTGGAATGGTTTCAAATTTTCCGCATTATGGTGGAAACGCTTCATTAGGTGGTGGAGGAGGCGCTGGTGGCATTAGAAGTGGAAACACAGGAACAGCGTACGGAGGTTCAGGCGGTACAGGGGCAGTACTTATCTTCCCACTAAGTATAGGATCTTAATATGGCAATTATAAAAGTAACAAAAGACGGCGTAAGTAACAACATTGTAGGCACTCTAGAATTTGCTAAAAAGGCTTTTCCTGATTCAACCTGTGAAGTTGTGCCTGACTCAATCTCAGCTGAACAAATAAAAGAACGGTTAGAAATACAAGAAAGAGGCTGGAGAAACGAAGAGTTAGAGAGAACGGATACTTTGTCTTTACTTACAGACTTTCCAAAGAAAACAGAATTAGCTGCATACCGCACAAAATTAAGAGACTGGCCGAGTACCTCAGACTTTCCTGATACTCGACCAGTGATGGAATAGAATATGCCTTTTATAGGAGAACAACCAGCAGAGAGAGCAACATTACTAATACCTGCAAGATCAGGAAGTAGTGTTACAATAGAGTTATCCGTGCCCGGCACTATAACGGTCACAACTCGTTCAGGCACAGTAAACGTAGGAGTAACATAATGGCAGATAGATTTCCACTAGTAGTGGATTCATCAAATAACAATATTAAAGAACTTCCTTCAGGAGACAATCTTGACTTAACAGGGAGTGGTATTGTTACGTCTTCAAATGGTAACATAGCTCTTACTCCTAACGGGTCTGGAGTTGTTCGAATTGATGGATCAAATGGAATTGATATAGAGTCAGGATCAATTGCAATTAAAAACAGCGGGGCTGTATCAAATATCAAGCTGTATTGTGAGTCAAGCAATGCTCACTATGTTCAGTTGCAGTCGCCCGCACACGCAGATTACAGCGGAAATGTTACTCTCACACTACCCTCTGCAACTG